TGACTCAATCTTAGCAGCTTTTGCCTGCTTCTTAAGGTCTAACCATTTGCCAAAATACACCAGTTCGGCAGAGGAATAAAGCTCTGGATGATGCAGCGCTTGCTTTACAAGTTTTTTAGTTTTCATAGCGTTTCCTCACGAAACAAATTTGGATTGGAACCCTGTGGGTAATTCGGCTTTCGGGAGGTACTTCTCGCGAAAGTCTGTTGGCGGTGGAGCGCCTCGCTGAAGAAGTCTAGCTTTTTCTTCTGGTGTTAACTGACTGTTTGGGGAGCCGCCGTAAGGCTGCTGCATTGGCTGTTGTGGAACTGCTTGACCAAGTTGATAAGCATCAGCCATTCCCTGAATATTGCCAATAGCGCCAGGTAAATTACTGGAACCAAAGGCAATGGGTGTTCCTAGAAAATTACCTGCAATTCCCCCTGGTGTTGTGCCATAGCGCGGACCACCCTCTTCACCGCCGTACCCTCCGGGGGAATGCGGAAAAATGTCTTTCAATTTTTGTTTAGTACCAGGGCGAACTATGCCTGGTATGCCCGGAGTAAAAGGAATATCGGAGGGAGCATTTTTAAACAACTGGCGCAGTGGAATTCCACCGGCCAGTAAATTACCGGGAGCGCCTGGAACGTTAGATTCTCCGCCGTAATACATGTGTTTATCTTGTTTTCCCTTATTCTAGTCCTCTAAAACTTCGTATCCAGAAGCGTCGTTTACTTTGGAAATTACGATACCTTCGCCGCGTACATCCCAATTCAAAACATCGCCCTCTTGCCAACCCAACTCTTCGATTACTTCGTCGGGCAAAATAATGTATTGATCTCCGTTTTCGTCCTCTTGTACTTCAAGGATGTAACTCATTTGGTCAAAAGCTTTTCCATCAGTTTATCAAGCTTATTATTGATCTCGCGAAAATTACTGTGCATTTCTTGAATTTCCCTTAAGAAGTCCACCTTAAGCACGTAGTCCAGTGGCATGCGTTTGACCTGATCTTCCAAAAGGTCCACCCTTCGGTTTTGTGAATTAACTCTTTCGCTCAGGCGGCTCATAAGCTTACTCATTGCCCAGGAGCCACCTGTCGCAGCTGAAATCACTGCCGTAAGAGCAATAGCTAAATATTCTGGTCCCACGAATCCAAGGTTTTTTAATATTCTAAGAGTCAGTAATCGAGGTGTAACTGTCCCTTCCTTGCTAATCCGGTAACAAGCCAGACCAACGCATCAACCGTATCGTCGTGACTACTTACGCCAAAGTTGGTAAGCTCTTCAAACATGTTGGTGAAGTTACGAAAACGGTTGAAGATAATCTTGCGGTCCTCAAACATTCCCATGATGCCACGGAAGCGGGCCAACTTATCTGCCCTGAAACCTTTAACGGGATGCCAAATTAAATTGTAGAGACCTTCATTGTTCAGACAAACACGCTTGAAGTCTGCCTCTAGGGATGCCTGGTACTGTACGGCCTCACTCCAAATATCGCACGTTGAATAGCTGGGGTAATACAAACCGCTTTGTTCGTCTTTGGCAATCACTGACCAATCATTCAACAACTCCTTGAGGGCATCAAGTTTTTCAAGGTTACCCATGACGCGAATACGCCGGTAATCAATAATATGAATGCGGTCGCCAATGCGACCACCAAGAATCATAACTGTGTAATCGTTTTTCTCTTTAGTACCAGCGGAGAGGTCAACCCCAACCCCAAGGGCGTCAAACTCCGTTGCAATTTCTGCTTTTACAATTAACTCCGGAGCCAACGAAAGTTCGTTCTGCCGGATGACTTGATTCATGTACTGGAACGAGAAAGCAATTGGCGCTTGCCGTTTTTTTTCCTTTAGATAATCCAATGACCACATGTCTGGCCAATACGATTCCTCTTCGCCAGTGATGGGATTGTTTTGAATTGCTGAAAGGATAATCTGTTGCCAGTTGTTTTGTTCATTGAATGTTGTGGAGTGAATGTCATCGTGTCTGAAGCGAGTACCAAGGCAAATCGCTCGTGCGCCTTCAAACATGGTGGGTGCAATCACAGCATTCCAGTTGTCCTGCATCTGTTTCCTGATGTCAGGGTTGGCAATATCTGCGGCTGACTTGATGGCGTCATCAATCATGACCAAGTGCGAACGCTTGGAAGTCACCGAACCCTTGAGGCCTGCTGCGCAAAGCGTAAACTGTTCGTCACCTGTTACATCAATGCCAGCAAACTTGTGATCAATTGACCAGTACTCATTACTGGTGGCGTTCTTCAGAAGGCGAACTTTAGGGAAAACCTCTTGGTATCGTTTGCTTTCAATGATGCGTTTGATGGTGGAAGACTTGGAACGAGCAATGTCAACGGTGTAGGACAGATAAAGAATCTGCAGCGGCAGCCCTGCGTGCGTATGGATGCCAATGGCCCACGCCGTAAGCAGACCCAACACTGTGGACTTAGCGGAGCCCCTGGGTGCCAGGAGATCCACGTTGGGACCAGCGATCTTAATGAGACAGCTGCTGTCCTCCTCGGTGACAAAGTGTCGATGCCAGTTGAGGTGATGAGCAGCCGGTGGTTTATCCGCTACGTATTCACAGAAGAAGCCAAAATCTTCCTGGGCTTTCTTCAGTGCTTCTGCGTTACGTGGCTTGCGTATTTGCTGTCTGCGTGCGGCGGCTTGAGCATTGCGGCGGTAAGCAAGATGCGTATAGCTTGGCACAGCAGTAATTCAGAGTATTACTGAATACTACCTTACTTTTTGTCTTCTTGTTTTTTGGCTTTTTGCTTTTGATACTTACGTGCTTTTTCTAAAGCAGCCTTACGCTTTTCCTTGTCCGACATCTCAGTGCCGTCTTCTTTCTTCGCATCTTTTTTCTTAAGGTGCGCAAGAAACTGCGGAGGAACCTTACCAGCCATTTAAATCAGCTATCTGTTAACAATGTTGTATTGCACCTCAATATTTTAAGGCAGTTATTCGTCAAGTTGCATCTTTGCCCACACACTCATGGTCGCTTCTTCCAGGGGGATCTCAATTGGATCATCCTTGAAGACGGAAAGGAGTTCACGAATGGCACGATCGGCACCAGCCATTAACAGGCCCTTGCGATCTTTCATGCCAGTGAATCGGTCAATTTGTTCGATATGACCACGAATTTCTTTTTGCATTGACGCAATGCGGGCAACACCTGCATCACGTTTAACGTTGCCGTTCTCAACATCTTCACGGAGTTTGCGAACATCCTCCTGCATCTCGTCAATTTCATACAGAAGTTTTTGACGATGGTCAGCCTTGGGGTAATTGTTTTGCACCCAAAGCTCACACGCAGTAATGCTACCTGTATACCGTAGGAACCGGGCATACAAGTAGACTTCGACTACGGAATAGTTGTTGCTAGCGAAAGAGCAAAATGTTTCCTGAGTTGACGCATCGAGATTGTCAACCCAGGAATCAAATAGCTCAATATCGATAAGCTCGTTGGGCCTGCCCGTAATCCCGCTCTTCGTCGCGTTGCTTGAACTGCTGGCCTTGTTCGGCAGAGCTACGTTGTTCTTCTGCGCCCTTACCGATGGTTTCACGTTCTTGTTCACCAGCAGTCTCCATTTTTTTCTTGGAAAATTCGTAAGCCACACCAGCAGCCTGGCGGTACTTGTCTAGATCAAACCAGTCGTCAACGTCTGTTTGACCAGAGGGTACACTGCTTGTCATGGCTTAGATAGTTTACAAGAAAAAATCAGAAATTGGACATCATTGAAGCCAAACCTTGAGCATAAATGTCACGGCGGCTTTCAAGGGATTTTTGGCGCTGTTGACGACCCTTAGAACCTTCAAGCCGTTCAAGTAACTGCTCAAACTTGTTGATGTCAAAATAGTTGTCGTTAGGATCTTGACCAGTAGGAGTGGCAGACATCTAAATATCTTGCGGACTAAAACGATTATAACAAGGGTAATTCAACTGGAAATGGATTAGCTCCAGAAACCAGAAACAAGGTTTGATGCCACACTGCCAAAGGAATTAATCTTGGCAACTTCTTTGGAGCCTTCATTTTTCAACTTCTGGGTTTCTTTGTCGATCTCCCCTTGAAGGTTGGTCAACCCGGCGCTGTAAAGATACTTGCGGGTGTCGGCAACACCTTGAAGCCCCTGCTGGAGTTCTTCAACACTTCGATCTTCGCCGAAGAATTTTTCATAATCAGGCTGTGCAACTCCACTCCTTTGCTCAAGGCTTGCGGTATCTGCGTATTTGGGAAGAAGAGAAGGATCAAACTTAAACCGACGTAATTTTGTAACGCGAGTTTTTTTCTCCCCTGTTTTTGGATCGGTTACTTCTTCAGTGCGATCCGCAACGGACGAACCAAATTGCGTATCGTAGTAGTTGTCAAGGTAATTATCGTTAAATTTCTTTTGGTATTCAGAGCTTTTTGCAAGGGAATCTTTAAGGTCTTGGACGGTACTGTAGTAGCCCTGATTAAATTTCTCCAGCTCTGCTGCTTTTTCTTCTTCCTTCGCCTCACGCCCATACATCTCTTTATATGCAGAGGTAATGCCAGTGGCACGACGACCAGGGAGGAGTTCTTTCGTATAGATATCCGTCAATCCAGCAACGTCTTGCTCCGGTGGAGAAAGATCATATTTAGATGCATAATCACGTAATTGTGACGTTGCATCGTTGTACGAAATTAAACCCTGACGAAGTTGAGATTCAATTCCGGAACGCATTCCGGAGTATGCGGCTGCACCGGATGATTTACGTGCTGCCGCTGCATCGTCACGTTCCTTTTTTTCGGCCGCCGCACGCTCATCGGCACGCGTTTCCCGATCTTTTTGGTACTGTAAATAATCTCTAAACGTTGTATCTTTCTCAATTACCGGCGGTTGATAATTAACCGTAGTACCGCCACCGCCATACAGTCCCATGTTATTCTCCTAGTTCTTTTTTAAACAAAGAACGAATAAGGCCATTTACTTCCTTCATTTTATCGTGACCTTGTGTCAAAAGCGCCACAAGGGGCAAAAGTTCATTTACGTAATCACGCAAAACATGAGCATACATTTTATCGGTTTGATCTCCTTCGGCAAGTACGTTACTTGCTTCCCAGGTGTTCCAGATGGTTATGTGTTGTGAAAGTAAAGCTTGTTGATGTTGAATGTAAAACAAATTAGAAGGGAGCCTTACAAACAAAATTTCAATGATTGTAAGTAAATCAAGCTGTGAAAGCGACTCCGGTTGGTCTTTTACGTCGTCAGCAATACGTGCACAACGTGCAATAAGCTGAAGGTAAATAAGTGCACTACGATCTTCGCCAGCTGCTACTTGCTGTACGTAATCCACTTTTTGGTTGTTTATTGCCCTTTCTTCTGGAGTACTCATTAAAGTTTAATGTGTTCACCCTGCAAATATTTTAGTAACATCAACAGCACCAATGGGGCCAAACATGCCTCTTCCTCCCGCCACATAGCCAGCCATTTTTTCTTCTAAATTTTTACGACGTTCTCTTTGGCTTAGCTCACGTGCATCAATAAAATTCTGAAGAGCAAATCCACGACGCGCTCGATCAGAAAAAATGGCTGATTCTTTTTCTGCACCAGGGCCAAGCTGCCATTCTTGTGCTTTAAGTTGGCGACCAAAATCCAAGTCGGCTGCCGTTTGACCAAAAACACGTGCACCTAAACTCTCCCCAAGCTGGCCATACATTCCCTCCCTGCCAAGCATTGCGTTGGTTTCCAGGGCAGCGTTTTGTGCCCGAAGCTGGGCTTCAATGCCAGAACGCGTGATATCTTGTTGGCGCCTTTGGGAAGCAATCTGAAATGGCAGTCCGATAAGACCAAGGCCAGCCGAAACGAGCGGACCTCCTGCACCAGACCAGAAATCAGTTGCTGCCATGTCTACCTCAATATCCTTTTATTTTAAGTCAACACTGTGCAATTAACTAAAATACCTGGCAGATGGCGCCGAAAAACCAACTGGTTGAATCTGCATGCGCGGGAAGGTTCGGTAAGTTTCGGAAACAACTTCTGGAATTTTACCGTACAGTTCTTGCGTTAACTGACGTTCTCCTGCGCCACCAAATGCAGATGCAATAGTGCCGGGGAGGTTGTTAATTTGATTCATCATAGACATATAGCCAACACTTCCTTTGCCCAGTCTTTGCGCTTGTTCAGCAGCTTTTAATTGCCTATCAAATTGTTCATCTAACGATCTTTTTATTCTTTCCTCAGAACCAGCCAAGGCATCGGCCAAAGCCAACTCCAAGGGGGTTACGTTTTCGAAATTAACTCCAGCGGCCTTTAAATCTTCTAAATTACCAAACAAGTTTTTTGCTTTGGACAATGCTCCTGTTTGACCAGCTAATTGTGGTGCATTAAGCCCAAGATTAAAATTAGTCATGATCAACCAAAGCTAATGGAAGGAGCCTGAATCGTGGATCCAGCATAAGGGTTCTGGCTGATTGCAGTGCGAAGGGTGGCTCCGGCTTCTGCCATACCTTGTCCAGCAAGCTTAAACATGCCGGCTTGACGACCTAGTTGCTGATAAGCAGCCGACTGCGTATTCATCAAAGCTTGTTGATTAACAAGTTGATTACGCATTGTCCGTTCTTGAATTGGAAGTAAAGATTTTTGCAACATTACCAAGGCATTGTTTTGATCCATCAATGCTTGTTTATCAAGACCAAGTTGTGCTTGACCAAGAACTTGCGTACGCTTTTGCTCATAGGCAAGATCACGATCTCGCTGCATTCGTTCACGCGCTGCATCCGAAAGCGGAACTTCAGGAGTAACAGGAGTACCAGGGATGGATACATCTGTACCGCCTGCACCTTGCTTGCCTGCTTCGCCAGCACTAAACATACCGGAAACACCAGCTTGGGCAGCGGCGGGAGCAAGTGCTTGAAGACCAAAACCGGCAAGCTTAAGACCAATATTACCGCTCTTCATCATTGCATTGCTGATGGGAGCCGTCAAAGCTGCAGCTCCAAGACCAGCGCCAGCACTTGCAATACCGGGAATAATACCTTGCTGTTGCGCTGTTCCAATAGCACCAGGGATAACACCTAGTGCAGTGGCGCCAATACCACCAGCAGTACGCATCCGGTTACGATTTTCAGGTGTATCTAAACCTCCAAGTTTTGTCCTAGCTTGTTCCAGGGTTTCTTTTGTTTTTTCTTTGCCTTGCCTGTACTTATTTAATAAACGCTCTTGAAAGCTAATGCCGCCGTCAGAAGGCGTGGAAGATGCACCGCCAGCTGTTGCGTACAGTGGACTGGAAGGATAAGTTGTAGGGGAAGACCAGGGGTCTTGAATTTGAGCGGGCATCTAAACGAATCTTTCTTATGTTTAAATTTTATCAGTACTTGTACTAAGACATTGGAAGTTGAGAATCAAGTTGTTTGGCGGCCAATACCTGATTGGTAAGTACACCGGCTATGGCTCCAGCAGCAGCCCCTGCTAGGCCCCCAGCGACGCCACGGAGGGTCATGTTACGTGGCATTTGGGTAGACGCAACAGCGGTCGCCTTCTCGCTCAGAAGTTCAAGTTGCTTGGCTTGCGGTGGCCTGGGAGCCATTGCCATGCCAAGCTTGGCACCAACAACGCCGCCAACTGCGGTTGTAACAGTTGGAATAGAAACCGGATAACCAAAAACACGTGCTTCTGGCACACCTTGTAGATTCTCAGAAGTAACTTTTACTGAGCCAAGGAATGCCGGATCGTTATACATAAACTTCATGTAGTTTGTGTAACGTTCTTTTGTTAAGCCTGGAACTTCTTCTCTTGCTTTATCAAATGCAAGTG